GTTCCAGCAACGTGGAGTTTTGTGCCAAGTGCCGTGTCAATGGTGCTGACGCCAATACCGACATTGCCGCTGCTGTCGATACGCATTCGTTCGCTAGCGTTGACGCGAAAGCTCATGTCATTGTTAGCGTGGTCGTAGTCAATCCAGCCGACATCTTCATCATTCGTGTCCGAGAACTGGATTCTCGAATTGGATGTGTTTGATGCAAGAATATCAACAAACATATCCCCGTCACGAGTAAAAACAGCTTCTGTCGAAGAACTAGGCGACCATGTAACGGCAGGAATTGACCAACCCGCAATAAGCTGTGGAGGTGTTCCAGATAGGAAGTTTGTGAGGTTTGCACTACCTGCAATCAAATCACCTATGATTGCCTGTCCATCGACCGTGAAAAGGGTGTCAGGTGAAGAAGTCCCAATACCGACCCTAGTGCCGTTCGCCGTGATCGGCGCTAGCAGAACCGCCTTGGTAGCTTTCTTGGTCTGAGTCGCGGACACATCCACCACAACCAGGACATCTGTCTCAGCGACGGCGGTGAGGGCGGTGAGGTCTGTGATCTTAGAGTCGGCCATCTTTGCTTCCTATGATATGCGGACAAATAGGCCCGAACGCCAAGTGTAAATCGTGGGATCTTCGCCGCCGCCGGTCTCGCTCCTGCCTGCGATGCCGCTGCCCATAAGTCGCCACACCCCAGGCGCAGCCGTGCCGCTGGAGGTGGGGTCAGATCCCGGCGGCTGGCTGTAGTCGCCGCCAGACAGCGTCAACCCGTAGCGCAGCCCGCTGCCGGCGTAAGTGGTCCCGGCTGCCAGAGCCGACGTGCTGATGTTCAGGAGCACCGCGTAAGACCCGATGGCCAGATGCGTGAAATCGGCTCTAGCTGCGATGGACTCAGCAACGCGCAGAGCCGTCATTGTCTTTGTGTTCTCTGTGCCGCCTTCCGCTTCCGCCTGCGAGGCAATCGTGGTCGGCGCGGCGGCAGTGCCAGCGGCCTGATTAAGCGTCGCCAGCGTAATCCAGGCGCTGTCGGCCTCGTTCCGCATCTTGAGGATATTGGCTGACGAATCATACCAGATCATGTTTGCATAAGTCGAGGCTGGCTCTGTTGCGCCTGAGTTCTGACTCACAATCGCGGCCAGGGCATTATTAATGTCCGCCCGCGCGCTAGGGGCAGATTGGTTTCCGATAGCATAATCATGCTGGCTCATTAGTACCCCACAAACGCCTCAAGCAAATCGAGCGAGGGCGTAACCCCCACAGAAGATGAGTGCAACACTACCTTAAATTTGAACCCTCGTCCAGAGAAGTCGCCTGCCCGGAACTTCCGCCATGCGCTCCATGTCGGGGAGGCGTTAGGATCGTCGTCAGTGGTCGCTATATAGAAGACGACATCCGTGTCGGACAGTTGCAGCGATGCCGTCCACTCGTCCCAGTTCCCCGGCCAATCGTCCCAACTGCCGGAGATACCATCCCACAATCCCGCTCCCGCACCGAGAGAACGGATGGTTTGCACATGGATATGAGAGTGGACTAGCCGCACTTGGTTCACGTCTATTGCCGTGGCGAATTCGTAAGTGGCCGAACTGGGAGCGGCAGATGTGTCGGTGATAACTAGCCGGCTAGAGACAACGCTGCACCCTGTCTTAGTCCCTGCAAACGTCGGCGCTTCGGCCACTTCCGTCGTGTGCTGATACGTCAAAACGTCGGCTTCAGGGACCGTGATCGAGGCAAAGCCTGACGATGCTATGCCGTTTTTCGAGTAGGGCTTGACCATATAGGTGCCGTGGATCGCCGGCAGCGTCAGCGATGTAGCAGGGCGCGAAACTTTGGCCGCGATGGTGATTGCGTTAGCGTAATTGGCCCCGGTGCCCTCGTGTGCATGTCGGACGACGTAGTGGCTCAGTGACGGGTCAATTGATGCATCCCACTCAAGATGTATGGAGCCGCCGTCTATCGCCGCGCCTAGGCCTGAGACATCGCTTGGCTGGTCCAGACTGCCTTGCAGATAGGCGGACTGCAAAAGCCAATCGCCGTGGACCCCTACCCCGTTGATAGCCCTGGCACGCACGTCATAACTGCCGACAGAGACGCTCAGCACCTCAAACACGGCAGTCGCCAAAGTCCCGCTGATGACCAGTTCGCCGCTGCCCATAGCCCGCCATTGCGTCTCGCCATCGACGCGAAACTGCACTTCAACGAAGTCGATGTTTAAGCTCGCATCTGCGCTAGCCGTAACTGTCGCCACAAGGACATTTACCAAATTCTCGTTCACGACGCGTTCTTCTTCAGAGATGTTCACGCCGACCGCAGAGACAAAATCTGGCGGCAGAAGAACCGTGTTTGCTGTCTCGAACGCCGTCTCATCTGCGTCCCAGTCATAAACGCCCGCGCTGATCTCTTGCAGGGTGAGCGGAACAACGATATCGCCCTCATCGGCTAACGCAAATCCCCACTCAACGACCTCAAATGTTTTGTCGGTGAAGCCGAGCCGGGCGTTGGTTAGCTGCACAGTGTCACCGGGCGTTAGTTGCGCCGCGCGCATGCCAAAGTTTGCCGTGACCAAAATTTGCTCGCGCTGCCGATAAAGAAAAACTTTGGCGATCCTCTGCGCCCTGCTCGGCGACGATGTGAACGGAAGATTGATTTCGATCTCCGACGTTTGACCCCCATCATCCGCAAGAAATGTTTGCGACTCAACCGGCGGATAGTTGTCCAACTGCCAGTTTGATTCCGCACCGCGAAAAACGCCCATCACGCGATTGTATAGGTCACGGCGGGAGGTCCGTGTCACGATCTGCATGGCGCTGCGGGCGTCGTCTTCATCGAGCGACAGCACGGGCTCGATATAAGCCCCGGCCTTGCACACCCATTGCCCCTGACTATACCACAGCGAGCCGGCCATAGACTGCACAATCGCGTTTATCGTCTCCATCGGAGCCTTGTCCGTGGGAAAAAACCCGTCGCAGCTATAACGCTTTTCAGTCCCACCAGCGGCCAGCGTTACGTCTTCATCGCAGATGTTTGCCGCCGCAGAAAACGAACTGTCGTCAAGCTCATCCTCGTCAGCGATGCCGCTAAACAACAGATAGTCGCGCAGGCACAAAGCCGAGTTGCTGGAAAACGCAGTTGAGCCCGTGCGTGGGTCATAGAGTTTCTTCCCCTCGATGACCGCAAGGAGGTTGGGCGCGCCTGAAACGAACTTGTTTAAGTTGAATTTAAAGCGGGCGTAGATGTATGCCGTCCCAACGGCTCTGTGCTGTGAGGTCCAAAGGTTCTCGGATTCGTTCATCAGCGTCTCGTCTACTGTCTGATCGTCGGCCCCATCATGGGAGATGATACGGATCAGCCCCGAATATTTTCCACCGGAAACAAAGTTACTTCCGTTTAGCGTTAGTTCTTCGTCGTCGATGTGGTACGAGACGATTCCGTTGATCTCATGGCAACACAGGGCAATAAGGCGATGAAGGTAGACCTTCGGGAACCCAGGCGTTTGCTGGTAGAACACCACCCCTCCCATCTTGACCGTCCCATATATAATCGGCGCGGCGACGGCAGATTCGACAACATTGACCTGGGTGCCTGGGTAGCGAGGTGTTTTCGTCGGCGAAAGCATAGCCTGAAGGACCGTGGAAAAAATCGCTTTGCCGATGATCGGGACCAAAGTGGTTAGCAAGCTGGCTCCGACTCCGGCACCGTTGATAAACACTGCCCCGGTAATCGCCGCAGGGAGTGGAGCCGCGACGGCTAGCTCTGGCACGACTACGGCTGCGCAGGTTAAGAGCGCCGTAAAAAAGCGGCTTGTCAAATTTCCCACGATAAATCCCCATCAAGCCGGAAACGCTGGAACCCTTCCGGCGTCATATACACCGGCCCCCGCACCCCCATTATACCAATCGCGTGGGAAAATACCATCGCCTCTGCCAGTGGGCGGGCGACAACGCTGCCGGTTTGCGGATACAGCCTGGGGCTTCGGGTCAGGCGTGCGTCCAGTAGGTCTACAATGTCTGTGCATCCTGTCTGCTTTTGAGCCATCTGCCAGAGCCGGAGAGCGCCCAACTCGGTTGTGTGCTGCCGCAGTGTCAAGAGATCATCAACAAAGCCGTGACCGCGCTGCACTCGAACCGCTTGGTTCGCAAATGTTATGCAGTCCCTGTCGCCCCAGCGGAAAGGTTCCGACACGACGGATTCCAGGAATCGCGTGAGGCTTTCGCGGCGGCTAGAACCCAAGGAACGATCCGCCCGACTGGGTTTTAACGCCTTTCCCCCAGAGTAGGGGTCGCGTTTGTAAATCGTTCACGAACTCAAAAGCCTTGTCGGCGTATGGAAGATTTGGAAACCTGATCGTTTGGGCCTCGCTAGTGTATCGGATGATCCGTGGCCGCTCCAGGTCTACAAGTTTGCTCTCTAAGCTGAGTGCGATGGCGCTCGTGTCCGGCCCTTCATCAATGCTCATCTGGTCCATGTAGCCGACAAATAAAGTACTCAGCACAGTGTCGTCGCCAAAAGATGTCGAGATTTCGCCGCCATTTTCTTGCAGGAGCAAGTCGCCGCCCTCAGTCAACAGGAAGTCTTGATTTAGAGATGTCAAGCCGAACTTGATCTTCGCCAACCTGCCGTGATATTTGGTCTGCAACGCCAGTGACAGCATAGATGACGGGATGCCCGAAAGCGTGACGGTTGCATTGGCCGCCCTGATGTCGCCGGTTTCAGATATTGTCGAGACGTTGAGCAGATTGCCTGCGCCAGTGTAAGTGACGCCGCCAAGCGTAAGCTCGCCCAATCCGGTCCAGAAATAGAGCGGATCGTCCAGTAGCAAGTCGAGGGCGAAGAAAGGACGGACAACTGGACGACCGAGATTGTCGGCAACTGCGCCCAGGTCTTTTGCATCGTAGGTTTGCTGGCTGGCTTCGTAGCGTCGAGTAACCATCAGACGATCACCTGCACTGCCGGGAACACAATCCCATAGTGGGCGATTTCATTAATAGTCCATTCTGTGTTTGAGCCGGCGAGCCGGAAAACGCCCTTGGCGCTGCTCGTCACTACTGTTGCACCATCCCCAGGGGCGGTGGTTATGGCCGGCCATATGTCGAGCGTGGCCTGCCCCGAAGCGTTGCTGGCAACATCCTGCAAAACCTTGTGAAGGGTGGCCGCCGCGCCCGCTCCCAGTTGGATATAATCGCCAGCTTTAAGCCAGCCAGTCTGCGACGTTGTGCAGCCGTCAATAGATACGCTGTCGCCGACTTGGCTTGCGCCATTGACCACCGGGGTTCCGCCGGCAGAGCCTTGCGGCGTGCCACCAAGTGGATCGCCCAACAAGAACGTGCCTTCGCGCCCGCGCATTGATAACAGCCACGCCAGCCATTGCTCAGCGGCTGCGCGCGCCATAGCAGGCAGCGCAACCTCGGCCTCCCAGCGTTCGCCGGAGTGCTTGAATATCTGCTGGCGCAGGGTAAAGACGCTTTCAGAAACTGCCGTTACGTTGACCGCCCGCAGCGTGATGCTGCGAATGCCGGTGTGGGTGGGGAGCGTTCTGGGATAGGTAATAGCCATCAGGAAAAAGCTCCAGCAAATGATCCGCCGCGCCTGCGCGCGTCCAAGACTGCCTTGGTCGAAGCCGCAGCGATCTGAGGCATGAGGCTTTGTATCTCGGCACGCACCGTCTGCTGAATGCCAGTGGTCACGTTGATTGTCTGATTGACCGTGGTGCCGCCGCCACCATTAACCGCAGCCTTTGACTGCGGCACACTGAGCATCCGGCCTGCGGAGGATGGCACGAATATCTCGCGCCCGTGCTCACCGACAACGGCAGGTCGGCCCGCCGCCATGGGACCGCCTGAAGCCATCCCCGGCCCTATGAACGGCACAAAGCCTCCGCTGGCCTGGACGCCAGTGCCTCCCGCCATAAGCGCTGACGAATCCCCCCAGCTACCCCCGCCGCCGCCGAATACGCTGCCAAGGCCGCTCAACAAACTGCCAATCAAGCTGCTCCCGCCGCCGCCTGACATCATCTGCTGAGATTGGATTCTGAATAACTCAGTGAGGATCGTGCCGGCCATCTTTCGGAACGCGCCTTCGACCGTCGAAGTCCCGGAAATAATATCCCCGAACGCCGTGGCAAAAGATTCGCTTACCGTTTCCATCACCGCACTCAACTCGCTGGCTTCCGCCTTAGCGGTCTCAAAAACCCTCAGCAAGCCTTCCCGATCTTTGGCCGCCTGTTCCTCGCTGATAAAGCCCTCCGCCAGGGCGGCGTTGACCTCCTGGATCGCCTCGGCATATTGCTGCGTCGCGGCATAGACTGGGTCAAGCGAACCGCGCACGCCATCGTAGGCCGACCGGATGTTTTCCAGGCGGGATAATTCTTCAGCGCTCATATCCGCCGAGGCCTTTTCGGCGGCGATCAATGCGTCTGTGTAATTCTGGAGAACTTTGAGGTTTCCGGCCAGCAGCGCGGCCTTGCGCTCTTCGGCGGCTTCCGCTGCCCCTTTGGGGTCTAAGGCAATCGGGGTGATCGACGGACCCAATGAAATATTGCCGTTCTTGGCCTTGGCAAGGGCCGCAGCCAGCTTTTCCACGTTTGCACTCTCGCGCGTTATTTGCTGGTCAAGACCCTGGAAACCCGACGAGTCTAAAAGTGCGTCCCGCTGTTTATTTAATTCAATTAGCTGTAGCTTCGCGCTCGCCAATTGAGCGGCGGCAGTCGCAGTGCCGTCGCTCTTCCCAGAAAGGCCAGCGGCTCTTAATCGTCTGGCCCGGTCAGCCGCTTCTTCAGGGCTCTCAGTAAGCATCGCCTGCCGTTTTGCAATGCGCGCCGTCAGGTCTTTATAGGCGTCACTGTTTAGCCTGTCGGCCTTAGCCTCGGCCATCGACGCATTGGCGGCTTTCAGTCGGGCCAACGACTCTTCGTGTTTCTTTCTTGCAATATCAACGGACATTTTCCCGCCGCGCGCCAATTGCGCTTCGAGCAGTTTGCTCTGGTGGATTTCCGCAGCCATGGATGCCACCACGGCACGGACGGCGTCATCAACGGCATCTTCGCCATCGGTAAAGGAGTCCACAAACTTGATGAGGTCTGCCACAGCTTTGGCCAGATACGCTGCGCCTTCAGCGGCAGCGATAAGGATCGGCGCGAGGTTTCCTAAGATGATGCTAAACTGCGCGCCGATAACTGTGCTCGCAGCGTCGAAGCGATCCTGCATTTTTTCAGCGTTGCGAATGAGGTCTTCGTCAATCACCACGCCCATATCGCGCATTTTTTTAGTGCTTTTGTCTATCTCGACAGAGCCGCCTTTCAGAAAGTTAATCATCGCGATACCCTCGCGCCCGAACACCTGAGTAATCAGCGCCGTGCGGGCAGTGGCATCTTCGACAAGCGCGAACTTGTCGGCAAACGCGCCGAGCGCTTTATCAAGAGGCATCTGCGCAAGATCGTCCGCGCTGAGCCCCATCTGTTCCAGTGCGACCTTTGCGGTGCCGGTGCCTTGCACGGCTTCGCCTAGGCGCTTGGAAAACTGTTCCAGTGATTTATCTAGGCCATTCTGAGACACGCCAGCGCTAACAGCAGCCGCGCGCAGCTCCTGTAGGGCGTCCGTGCTAATGCCGATTGCGTCGGCTTTCTTGCCGATCTCGTCCATGGAACTCGTAACTTTTTTCACAGCAGCGACTACTGCGCCAACAGCCAGCGCGGGAAGAAACTGTTTGGCGGCAGACCCTAGAAGTGCAAAAGACTTTGACGTGTTCGAGAGGTTCTTCTGCGAGTTATTCGAGAACCGCTGCACCTTCTTTTCGGCAGCCGTCATAGCCTTCTGGAACTGCTTATCGCGGGCCGTCAGAATAATGTTTAGCTCTTGCGCGGATATTGCCATGTCAACCGTATCTCTCTGCTAGTGCGCGCGCATCTGACAAACTAGGTGCATCGGAGCCGGGTGCTCGTGGGTTGTGCGCCTCCTGCCAGCCCTCGAATACCAGGAAAACGTCTCGCGGTATCATAACACGAATTTCATCCGGCCTGATACCCGCCACAATCGCCGATTTTATTAGCTGCCGGACGTTAAGTCGCCGGCTGGCTGGCTGACCTTTTTTTTTACCGCAACCGCCTTGCTGTCGCCAACATCAGGCATGAAAGCCACACCCAATGCTGCCTGGGCAAGCGCATAGTGCGCGAGCAGGCTTGCCGCGCCGCCCGCCTCAACGAGCCTGTCCGCTTCCGCATCAGTCTTGCCCCCGCCCACCAGGGCAAGCGCGAGCAGGTCTTTCACCTCAGTTGACGTGGGTTTCTGGCCACGGCCAAAGAACCCATCCCAGAGTTCAAAGACGCCGCGATGCTTATCCTCAAATCGTTCGATTTCCTTGCACCGCAGGAGGAGGACGCAAGAGACGCCGTCGATTGTCTCGACGACGCCCCCGCGCGGCGACTCAGCCGTGATGGTCACTCTTAGGCAGCCGTGAACGCGATAACGCCACTACTCTCCATCGACGCAGAGAACGTTACTGCGCCCTCGGTCTCGCCGCCAAAGTCCAGCGAGGTGACCCGGAACGCGCCGCTGTATGTCCCGAAATCAGGAACGATGATTTCAAAGTTCGCGACTGGGTCTGCCGCCATTGCGACGGTGTTAAGCCGCCCCTCTTGGGCGGCTACGTCCAGGAAAATGCCGTCGCCCGACAGGCTGACCGCCTTGAGACCGTTCAGGCTCTCGGTCCATAGCGCACCGCCTGGGGTGGTGGAGTCCGGCGTGGTCACATCAATCGCCGAGTTGTTGATCGTCAGTGTTTTGCTGTTCATCCCAGCAAACGCGGTGAAAACCTCAGGGTCAGCGGCGTCGCCGATCTTGAGCAGTAGGGAACGTCCTAGCTGTTTTGCCATGTCTAGGCTCCATCAAAGGGACCGGGCGTCGTCACGACGCTCGAAGTCTGCGCTTGCCCAAGGCGCGGGAAAGGCTTGACCGCTAGGCGGTTTCCATAATCGCCGAGAATAGAACGCGGGCGGTATATCCCCGGCCCACGCTATCGTCACGGTCGACAAAATATTGTTCGCAGATCAATTCTACCATGCCAAAGCCGGTAGTAACAACCGCCGCTTCGTTTCGATGCAGTGCTGCGCGCACGGCCTCCGCTATCTGCGATGCCTGAACGCGCCCGGTGCTTCTAGAATAGCATTCCAGTGTGAACGCCACGTTGGCGCTAGTCGAACCATCCGTGTCGTAGGTGTCCGGCACTATCGACCCAAAGCGAATGTAGGGATAGACGACATTCTGCGGTGGCTCATCATAGACGCGAGTGGAGACCAGAGCCGCAACCCCGCCATCAGCCAGCAGCGAGGTTCTGAGCGCCTTCTGGAGCGCAAGCGCAAAGCCGTCGCTCATGCGAACCCCAATTCTTTAGCCGCCTTTTTGATCGCGCGGTTGACCCGACCTTTGTGTTTTTGGCCGAGCAGCTTTTGAGTCCGCTGCATAAACGGCACGCCTTCTGTGGTGCCTCTGTCCACGGAGCCATTGCGCCCAGGGGCTCGCCGCTTGCGCGTGTATCGCCGCCCAAATTCAATGGACAGCGCCTTGGCTTGGCTTGGGCCGTCGTCTGGCGCGGCTTCAACCGACGCCTTCAAAAGGTCTTCGCCAAACTCGAACTTTGCGTGGATGCCGGCCTTCAGCGCGCCCGTATCTGAAGGAGCCATAGCGCGCGCCCAGCGCACGCCCTCAAGGGCGGAAGTCCTGATCGCATCGCCGATGTATTTGCGCTGCTTGCGCGGCAAGTCGCGAAAAGATTTCTGGAGCGCGCGGCTGTCGACCTTCATGATGCAACGCCTTTTTCCAAAAGCATTTCCAGGACTCCCCCGCTAGCGTCGGCCTGCATGATCGAGCGGATGGCCCAGGTCTGGCCGCGCGCTGTGACGCGATCAGAAACCGTGATGGCTTGCGTTACGCTGTCAGACCTCAGCCGCATAGTGACCAAACCAACATCTTGCAGCGCACCGCCTTCGATGGCTTCCTTGCCCAGCCGTTCGCGGAAGTCTGCCGACCGGGACGCATGGTCCGCCCAAGCACCAGTGACGTTGCCGTATGCGTCAGTGGTCGCGGCCATGCGCTGGAATGTGATGCGGTCGCGGAATAGCCCTGCTCTAGCCATACCAACTCTCCCGGTGGATATTCAGAAGATCGACAAAGCCGAAAGGCAGGGTTTTTGAGGTAACGCCGATCAGCTCGTTCTCGCGGTTTTCGTACCAATACGAGATGAGCATAAGCATAGCGTGCCGGATCGTGTCAGGCACATCGCCAGCCGCATCGCCGAACCCGGCCACAAACTCAATCTTGATTGCATCGCTGCGCTGCTGCGCAACGGGCCAAGCCAACCCGGACTTGGGCGTAATTGTCTTGGACATAGGCCGGCCAAAAATATTGTAATTCGCCAGATCGTCCGTCTGCAACGTGCCGTCCGTGTCGTAGTATTTCACCGCCGAAACAGACTGCACCGGACCGAGCGGCAGCGCCACCTCATATAGAGGCGTGGCAGACATCCACAGCGCCCAGGTCTGCGAGATCATGGGCTGCCCTAGGACGCCCTTGGCATCGACAGTAACGACGCCCACGTCGATCAGCCTGTTGATATAAGCATCATCGTCGTCGTGCTCTATTCGCAACTGAGCCTTAGCCTCGGCCAAAGTGATCGGCAGGGCGGCAGGGGCCGTCACAAGTTCAAGCTGGTGCAGGTCGCTCATCTAACGCGTCGCCTTGCGGGTCACGGTCTTGCGGGTCGCGGTCTCAACCTCGGCAGGTTCGTCCACCAGCTCGGCTTGGCCGCTTTCGATCAGGCGGATGCTGTAGGCGTCGTCAACCTCAATCACGTCGCCGCAATTGTGAGAAAAGCCAATGCCGGCAATAGATGTCAAGAGTGTCACGCGCATATCTTACTCTCCGAAAGGAGGTCGGGTGAGGGCCGAAGCCCCCACCCAGTTAGCCCCAACGTCTACGCTGTGATCAAATGCTTGATCGCGGCGGTGTTCACCAGGACGCCGTCAAAGCGGACAAAGCCCAGCAGCCCAAAGTCTGGTGCGAACCGTTCGCGGGCCACGTACAGAGACGGGCCGCCAACTTTGCGCACATAAAATTTGGACATATCGCCGAAGAGCATAACCTTCTTGGCGGTGGCCAGACTGTCCATCGCTTGGTTTACTACTACCGGATAGCCAAGGATGGCCTGCGGCACGCCAGCTTGATAGTTGCCCATCTGCCACAAGTAGTTGCCGTCGCCGTCCTTCAATTTCCGAACAGCCGCCAGGGTGCTATCATTCATCATGATGGCCGAATTCGGGCTGCTACGGTAGGCGGGGTCCACTGAGTGGATCAGGTCGATGATCTCATCAGCGGTGATGGCGGCAGTGCCTACGGCGGTCTTGCCAAGGGCGCTGTTGGTAACGATGCCTTCAACGTCCGACGAGCCGGAACCAGTGGTCAATTTGCTGTTTGCAATTCGACCCAGGCGCGAGCCGAGCAGTTCACCCAGCAGGGACTCCATGTTAAAGATGGAGTCCGCGTTCAATTCGGCAGACCAGCGCACCCACTCGGAGTCAAAGGCGTATGCCGACAAGACCTTCTGGGCAAAGACGACATCTTTGCCACCGTCGTCGGTGACCGTGCCGCCCTCAGTGTGGGCCTCGGCAGTGGACGCCGTATCGTCAACCGTCGGGATGTTAAAGGTCCGGCCATCGGTGGAGTTGATGACAGTAAACAGGCTGGAGTCATACATCGGGCCGGTGGCGATCATGGCCTTCTCGATGAAGGCCGCCAACTCAACCGGAACCGTAAAGCCGCCTGCGGTGGTCGTGCCTTTGGTCTGTACGCGATGCTCTTGCAAGACCGAGCGAACTTCGGGCGAGACGTATGCCTCGCCGCCAGCCGCGATCAACTCGGAGAAGGCTTGACGGTAGGTCATCTCAACGCCAGTGTCGGTCGCTGGTGCAGTGCGGCCCTCGACGGCTGGGCGTTTGCTCAGGTCCGGGGCCTCCAGAGCCGCAATGGCTTTGGCCGCACGATCTTCGCGATCTGCAAGAGCACCGATCTTGTCGTGCTCGGTCATCATGGCGTCGAATTCGCGCTCGATTTCGGCTGCACGGGCTTCGGGCGCATTGGCGACTTCGGTAAGCTTGTCGCGGGCTTGCATGGCTAGGGTAGCCATCTGCTCCCGCAGGGTTTTCGTATCGGCCATTTTGGGGCCTCCATCTAAGGGACTTGGCGTCTCACGACGCTAATCCAGGCCTTGCCCAAGGGCCGGGGAAGGGCAAAAGAGCGAGAGCGCCCTTATTCGATCAGGCGTGCCTTCATCCGCATACGGCGGACTGAGAGCGCCCGTTGTTTGTCTTCTTGCTCTGCCCGGAACGCGTCCAGGCTCCGCAAGCCAATTTCTGTGCCGGAATATGCCGGTTTGCTCACGATGCTCACGTCGTGCAGGCTAACGTCCTCAATAGTCCTCTTTGGCATGACGCCGCTATCGTCCCAGCTTTGTCGCACGGGGGTAAAGGCAAAAGACATCTTGTCCAGGTCGCCGCGCTGCATCTTGGGAATAATCGCGCGGACGTCGGGATCAGAACCATCTAGCACCGTCGCGATATATAGGCCGCGCTCGTCCTCAGACAAAGTCAGCGTACCGGAACGGGTGCGGGCTAGGGGGAGGCCCGCATGATTAACCAGGAACACAACATCATCGCCGCGCTCAAGCGCAGAACGAAAAGCACCGGCGGCAATGACCTCGGTAAACGATGAGCCAATGCGGGTCTCTTCGCCAAAGACGGCGGCATAGCCGGACACTTTGACCCCGTCGCCCTCTGCTCGAATTTCGACCTTGGCATCAAACGCGCGAATTTCAGGCTTCATTGACTGGGCTCCCCTGCGAGTTGATAGGCACCGTCGCGCCCTGTATCATAAGTTGGTCGCCATCGGGCAGCGGCAGCATGTCTTCCAGCGCCCGCACCTCGTTAGGCGTGCGAATGCCGTTTTGAATACTGGTCGCATGGGCCTCCATGCGGGTTTTGAAATCCCCGCGAAGCAGGCTGTCGACATTGTAGCGGATGTAAACATCCGACGAACGGCCAAACAACTTGAGGTTCATCTCCGCCTCGGCCTGCTCAATCCACCGGCGCAGCGTGTGCTTCACAAAATGAAGGTCTTGCTGCTCGGTGTTGCTGTAGGTGCCGTGGCTCAAATCCTGCAAAAAGATAGGAGGCAGCGAATAGATGCGGGCAATCTGCTCAATGCAAAACTGCTGAAGCGGAAGGAGTTGCATCTGGTCGGGCGAGAACCCGATAGATTTTAGCTCATGCCCAGCAGGCAGCGCCATGATTGATCGGCCTTCGCGGGCCAGCTTGGCCGTCGTGTTGGCCACGTCTTCACTCGCCCGCTGCGCCGCTGCGCCGCTCTGGAACGGCCCGGTGATAACAGCCGGCGGGATGCCGCCAGCCATGAAGGCTTTCGAGCCGTAACGCGCGGCAGCTATTGCTAGGCCGATCACGTCGCGGTTTGTGAATATCGGGGAGCGATTGTCCAACTGGTTCGCCTTGACCATAAAGGTCAGATCAAGGACTTCTTCCGCTTGGTAGACTTGAGTCGTCGTGCGGTAAATCTTCGTCGGGAAGCCCGCCGCATCGGTCGTCTCAGAAACCGTTATTTCCGAAGGGTCCAGCGGGATAAGGTCCGTCACATCACCGCGCCCGTTGCGCACAATCTGGGTGACGGATCGCCCGCTGGTCAAGACCTGCTCAAACGCATACTTGCGCCAGCCGAAAGAACTCAGATGCGGATTGACTGCCCTGTCGATCCAAGCGCCAATGCCAGCCGTCACCGGCTCGCGCCCCGTGGCTGTCTTCTGGAAAACTTCAAGGGGAAGCGATGCCAGGGTGCCGGAGATAAAGTTCACGGCAGCCCATACGGCAGGAACGCCCAAGGCGCTCTCGACCGTGACGTTGACTCCAGATGTCGAGGTGAGATCGCCCCACCCCATGATCTGCAAAAAGTCGTTAGCGCTTACCGGCGCGCTTGGGTTCTCAAGATTGCGCGCTTCGGGCGTGCGCCGGAACATATCAAACAGCCCCATCTACACCGCCATTCTATAGTCGGGATTATCCCACGGGCTAGAGTATTGCACAGTATCGGCGCTCATGCAACCCAAAGCCATCGTCAACGCAACCATGCCGTCAATCTTGGAATAGGACTTGGCCTTGTCAAGTTTGCGATTGCCCGCCGGGTCTCTGGTCACAACGGCATTCGCCGCGCACATATTCAGCACGGGGTTGTCGCCGTGCCTCAGCGCGCGCTGCGCCACCAGTTGCTCCACCCGGTCGAGCGCCGGGGCCATGTCTTTGTATCCCTGGCCAAATGGTTTCATCGGGACGCGTGCGCCGATGCCGTCCATCTCTCGCTGAAAGTCGCTGATCCGCCACCGATCATAGGCCAACATCTGGAGGTCATATCTCTCAGAAGCCTCGGCAACCGCGCGGGCGATCACTTCCGGGATGATTACCGGGCCGGGGATCGTGGTCAGGAACCCTTGCTTTGCCCAGGCGTCATAAGGGATGCGCTCTGATCGGGATTTTTCGCTTAGGCCGTCTGCCGGCAGGAAGAATTGCGGGACAACATGATATTGGTCGCCTCTCGGAAAGACCATCACGAACGCCGTCAAATCCTGGCTGGACGAAAGGTCAAGCCCGGCAAAGCACACGCTGCCATCCTCAACCAGTGGCGGCGCGCTGTTCGCCTCCCACTCGCTCTTGGACATAAACGGGCTCTGCGCCTCGATGCGCTGGTTCAGGAAGAGCCACCGAAAGCTGTTTTCTTTGGACGGCAGACGCTCGGCCTGGGCAGCAAAGTCCACGACATCTTGCGTCGAGCGGAATTTGCCCAGCGCCGGGTTCGCCGCCTTCCAGGCTTTGCGGTTGGATATCTTGCAGTCTTTCGGCGCGGTGTAGAGGTGCGAAACCGTTCGCGGGTCTTGCGCGGCGGCTGCGTCATCCAGCCAAGTGGAAAACAGGTCGCCGTCGGTCGCCGCCTGGGTGCTGATGGCAATCAGCAGCGGGTCAGCGTGCGCCCCCTGCGCCGTCTCTATGGCCTCGATGAACGCATCGCTAGGGCCGCGCACCTGCCCGACTTCATCCAGGATGGCAAGGACCGGCGACAGGCCATGAGCCGTCCCAGCCTCCGCGCTGATGGCTTTATATTCCACATTCTTCACGAGCCCAATCAGCGACTTCTGCGATGGCACCACCCGCACGATCTGGCTTAACAGCGGGCTCAGGCGCACCATCTTTTCAGCCAGCTTGAAAACCAGGGACGCTTGGTCCCGGCTGCGTGCGCCGCTGATGATCTGGCTATTCTGGCGAGCCTCGGGGCCGACAAGATGGGCCAGGAGGATCGCCGCGATCAGTGCGGACTTGCCGTTTTTGCGCGCAACGCTGAGGTAGGCCCGGCTGGTGCCTGATCGGTTGTCGTAGATGTCCTTGATGAACCGCTTCTGGAACGGCAGCAAGACCAGCGGCTTGCCAACATCCGCGCCTTCCGGGGTCAGGCAGAGCCGCTCAATAAAATTGATGACCTTGGTGGCGCGGGTGGGGCGCATGTGCTATCTCCCGCTGAAAGATTTCAAAGCGTAGAATATCAAACTGTTCCTATAGCCGTCTCGCGAAAGAGGAGCTATAGGCGTGACGCCGTGAATATTCTTCCACGCCGGATAGACTAGAATAGAATTGTCACAGCTGTCGACTGTCAAATCATAGTCCGGGACGTTCAAGTTCCCCCCGTGACAATTTTTTCTTTTGGTGATTATTACATTGACGCAGCCTTTCAAGTTAGCTGTGTCCCTGTGATATTGCGCCGCTATGTTAAAATTGGATATGGAGCTTGTGAATAATTTACTGAAGCGCCACTCGGGCGGAACATTTTCTAAGACAGCATTCTTTTGTCGCTCATATAAGTCAGGGCAGATTTGCTGGATTAGGCTTTCAGATTCAGAGCATAGCCGAAACATGGCTTTGACAAAATTCTTGGCCGATTGCACCCTGTGAACGCTCGACCTTGTTGGATAGTTTCTACGCATGTGAGGCTTCGGCGGGACAGAGCCCAGAATCGTGCTGTATTGCGTGACTAAATTTACACCGGCCCGCGCCCTTTCCAGTTTGTCTTTTTTGCTGCCTTGTGGCCCACGACTCATTTCCTGTTTTGGCACGCGGTCTGACAACAGTTCCGCGTTCGCAATGTTGGCATAGGCTTGCATCTTTTCAGGGAGAGCCCTAATGTAAAATCCCACAGCTTCGCCGTTATCATAAAATATGCTATCTTCCACAAGGTTAGGATCAGAACTATAACAGTTGTCTCCAACCTTTACGGAGTTTTGTATTTGTTTTAGGTCTATCCGTTTCATTTAATTATCTTTGAATTTGCTTTAGAAAATGCTTTGATATCTATTTTAGCGTCAACTCGACCGCTCTTCGTTTTCATTAACTTGGCATATGGATGCCAATCTTGAACTATCTTAATGGCCCAATCTGTGTCTTTCTTGTGAGAATACTCTTCATTCAGCCCGCCTTTATTTGAGCCGACAACAGGCGTATCAAAGAAATACTTTCCGAATCTGATGGAGCCGTAACCCTTTTGAATAGTTTGCAGAAAAAAATCTCTATCTTCTTTCGTGCCTTCCTTGTATTTCCATTTGATCTTAGGCGCATTCTGCAGGACACAGCCCTCGGCGAAATTGCGGTTTATAGTATAGAAATTCTTCTCGTGCCAAGCGTGCATCCTCTTGTTAATGCCCACTAATTCGAAAGGCAGACTCTGCACTTTTTTTAGAATCTCAAGCCATATTCCGCCATCCCGACGATTGTTTTTCCCGTCATAAAGACCAAAACTATTGATATCATCATCGCAAGTTACAATCCATTCATGATGATTCTCTCTGGCCCAATCCAGTATGAAGTTCCTCACATATGCAACGCCGCGATTATTTTCCTCTATATTTACGACATTAGAAAGATGATTGTAAACAGAAAGTTCTTGAGGCTCAATAAAATGATACACTTCTATTCCGGCTGCTTTGAATAATTCGTGCGTCTTTGTGTTGGGTCTGCCTTTTGACGGGATACAGCAAATCATGCTTTCTCTTTCTCTGCACGGAGGAAGTTCAAAATCATCCCCCCGACGTAGGCTTCCTTCCCTCGCCACCAACTCACAAGCTCGGCGGCTTCATCATAGTGCTCTGACTCAAATTCAATTTGGATAGCCCGCTTCACACCGGCTTCCATTTCATCTGCTGCTTGGTCCGCTTCCAGGTCGTCGTCTAGGATAGAGTAATCTATTTGGGAAATTTGCAGCATCGCAACCAGTTCGTCCTGGCTGAACCCGACGAGTTTCTGCATGTCAACCGTCATCGCTTGCAGTTCGACGACCAGCTTCTCCTGATCCCACTCGGCATTCAGTGCCAGCTTGTTGTCCGCAATGACCAGCGCCTTGCGCCGGTTCTCATCAAGCCCAGTGACCACCACTGCCGGCACCTCAGGCAAGCCCAGCTTGCGCGCAGCCAGAACACGACCATGGCCGGCTATCAGGTTATTGCTTTCGTCGATCAGGACGGGGTTCGTGAACCCAAACTCCCGGATGCTGGCTGCGATCTGAGCCACCTGCGCATCCGAGTGCGTGCGGGAGTTCATAGCGTAGGGGATCAGGTCGGCAACCTGGGCAATTGTGTTTGCATAAAACTCAGGCATCAGTTCACTTTCGGCATTGCGATTAGACCGCTTGCCCCAAGATCGCGGAGAAGGTCAAACGCCTTGCCCTCGGTCCTGGCCGCGCCGTTGATTGTGCGCGGGTCGGAGGCGGTCTGGTTCAGCGACATAGAGCGAATCACCGCCATCTGTCGCCGTTCCAAGGTGTCCACCACTGACAACAGCGGGTTAGGAATCACCGTCCCGCGCCTATTTTCTATCAGCACGCCGGAGCGGTCAAGCGTGTCCTGGTGCTTGCGGATGTCAGCCTCCAGGCGGACAACCTTTGCCAGCAAGAGCAAATCCATGTCCCGCCAATCTTCCCTCGCGCGCGCGCGCGCGAACTGGCACCAAATAACGTGCTCCTCATCGCTGCGGAGCAGGACACCTTCCGGCAATGGTACGCTGCCCATCGGGCCTTGGAAGCCGGCAACGGCGGCGGTAGTTGAGTTCTTATCGGGACGCGATTTCATGGGTTATTTCCGTAAACGCAAAGCAGAAATTCTTGGACGCCGGTTTGGAGAATGTCTGGAATAGTTTCTAACCCTCCCCCCCCCATCATTTGGCGCTGGGATGTTTCGGATCAACCGGCCAACCGTCCTGCCCGATGGTGCCATCATAGCCCAACACCTCCTCCGATTGGATCGCGCCCGAATGGCACTGCCAGCAAACGGCTTGCAGGTTGGCTAG